TGATTGGCTTCCTTCGCAGCCTCGATCAGCGCCAACACGAGCCGACGTTGCGCTGGCGTCAGGTCGTCTAGCCGGACAACCCTCTGATCCCCCCATCGCACGGTGGCAGCCTTGCGGCCTGCCGCCACTCTCCTGGGGTTCTTCGGCTCGGTCATGGCATCAGTATACCGCATACAGGGAGCATCTAGATAGATGGTGCACATGACCGAACCCATGCGGAGCAGCACTTAATGGGTAAGTTCGCGGCCGTTGCCATGAAGGCCGCCGGCATCGGCTGGCCGAACGTCGGGTGGCAGCCGCCCGGCGGCATGATGCCCAACGATTCGATCGCGACGACCGTCAACCAGTCGACGGCGATGGGCGTCGGAGCGTTCACGGCCGGCATCCGGCTCATTGCCGAAGACATCGCCTCGATGCCGCTCATCACGTATGAACGCCTGGAGAAGGGCAAGCGGCGGGCACCCGAGCACCCGGCCTACGCGATGCTCCACGACGCGCCGAACCCCGAGATGACCTCGATGGTCTTCCGGGAGACGGGCATCGCGCACATGTATTCGTGGGGCAACTGGTACGCCGAGAAAGAGCTGAACGGCCTCGGGGTCCCGGTCCGGCTCTGGCCGCTCCGTCCGGACCGGATGACGCCCGAATGGAAAGACGGCAAGCGGATCTACAAATACGTCCTGCCCGACGGCTCGGGGGTCGTGCTGCCGGCCAACCGGGTCTTCCACGTCCCGGGCTGGGGCTTCGACGGTCTCATCGGCTACAGCCGCGTGACGCTCATGCGGCGGGCGCTCGAAGGGGCGATTGTCGCTTCGGAGTACGGCCTCCGGACGCTCGCCAATGACGCCCGCCCCGGCGTCACGATCAAGCACCCCCAGCAGATTGGCGCGGCGGCCAAGAAGAACATCGCCGATAGCTGGGACGAACGGCACTCGGGCCTCAGCAACGCCCAGCGGACCGCCGTTCTCGACGAGGGCATGACGATCGAGGAGACCGGGTTCTCGCCCGAAGACGCCCAGTTCCTCGAATCCAAGCAGTGGTCCCTCGTCGAGGTCGCCCAGGGTCTGCGGCTCGCCCCGCACAAGCTCTCCGACTTCACCCGGGCGACCTTCTCCAACATCGAGGAAGCGAACATTGATCACGTCGTCGGCACCCTCGGGCCGCCGTGCGTGCGGATCGAGCAGCAGGCGGACAAGGACATCATCGGCGACCCGCGGTTCTTCGCCGAGCACCTCCAGGACGCCCTGCTCCGCGGCAAGACGCTTGACCGTTACAACGCCTACCGGATCGCCTCGGGCGGAATCTCGTGGCTCAACGGCGACGACATCCGCGAGCGGGAAAACATGAACCCGATGCCCGACGGTCAGGGTCAGGTCTTCCTCGCACCCCTCGCCAGTGCACCTATCGACATGCTCGCCGACGCCATCGTTGACCGCAACGGCTCGACACCCACAGGAGCGCCACGATGACCGACATCCTCCGCAAGGCATTCACGCCCTTCGACTTCAAGCTATCCGAGACCGGCGACGTCACCGTGGCGTTCTCCCGGTTCAACGTCATCGACAGCGACAACGACGTGACGTTCCCGGGGGCGATGCCGGTCGGGAAATCGGTGCCGATGTCCGCCTTCGGGCATACCTCCTGGGATGGCGCCCTGCCGACAGGCAAGGGCACGATCCGGGAAGCCGGCGACCTTGGCATCCTCGAGGGCGCGTTCTTCATGGAGACGGATCAGGGCCGGAACACGTATCACACCGTCAAGGCGATGGCGGACCTCCAGGAGTGGAGCTACGGCTATCGCGTCCTGCCGCCGTCCGGCCCCGAGGTCTTCAACGGGCAGGCGATCCGAGCACTTCGCAAGCTCGACGTCGATGAGGTCTCGCCCGTCCTCAAAGGTGCCGGAGTCGGCACCACCACACTCGCGATCAAGAGCGGAGCCCCGGTTTCCGGGGCCTCGTATGCCGAACAGATCCTCTGGTACTCCGAGGGCCTGCCGGCGCTGCTCGATCGGTTCAAGGGCCACGCCGCCGCTCGCGCCTCGGAGGGCCGCAAGCTCTCCTGCTCGGACCGCGCGGCGCTGGAAGAGCTCGTCGAGACGCTCGACGGGCAACTCGCCACGGCCCGCGAACTGCTCACGGAACCCGCGAAGTCGATGGACGCCGTGACGCTCGACGTCCTGCTTCGCACCGCGCAACGGCTGGGCGTTCCCGTCTAGCCCCCTCCCGTCCACGCAGCCCCCGAGCCCCGGAAACCCCGGGGCTTCTTCATGTCCAGGAGTACCGAATGGCAACCGCAGCCGAGCTGGCGATCCAGCTCACGACCAAGCGCCAGGAGCACACCGCCTTCCTGGCCTCGTTCAAGAAGGACGGCGGGTACGACATGCCGGCCGACAAGGTCGACGAGTTCCACCGCCGCAACGACGAGCTCAGCGAGCTCCAGAAGTCCTGGGAGACCGCGATCGAGGTCGAGAAGTCGGCCGAGGTCAACGCCGCCAAGCTCGCCCCGCAGGGCACGATCGCCGCCAACAAGGGCGGAGAAGAGCAGCCCGAGATCAAGGACGGCCGGATCAAGGATGCTGACGGGCTCGACCGGGCCTTCAAGGCCGCCTTCGAGCAGCACGCTCCGGCACTCAAGGCGATGGCTAACGGTGCCGACGGGAAGGTTCGCTTCGAGCTGCCCGTCGAGGCCAAGACCCTCGTCACCCTCACCGATCACTATCCGCCTGCCACTCGGCTGCCGACGACCGGCATGGCGAACTACTACGGCGACGTCGAGAGCCTGTTCCAGCACGGCACCACCGGCTCGAACAACGTCGAGTATTTCATCAAGACCACGAACACGACCAATGCCGCGACCCGGGCTGAGGGTACGGCCGTCACCGATTCGGCCTACGTGTGGACGAAGTACACCGACGAGGTCGAGATCGTCCAGGCGTGGATTCCGGTCACTCGGGCCTTCCTCGCCGATAACGATGGGATGCAGTCTCTCGTCACGGGGGACCTTCTCTACGAACTCCAGGCCGAGGTCAACCAGCAGATCCTCTCGGGCACCGGCACGACGCCGCAGCTCTGGGGCGTCTTCATCCGCACCGGCTTCCAGACGCAGGCCAAGGGCACCGATCCGGCCTTCGACGCGATCGGCAAGGCGATTCTCAAGGTTCAGGTGACCGGCGACTCGACGCCCGACGGGATCGTCATGCATCCAACCGACTGGTGGAACCTCCGCCTGACTCGGACCACGGACGGCATCTACATCCTGGGCAACCCGGCCGATACCGGCACGCTCCAGATGTGGGGCCTCCCGGTTCGCCTCTCGACGGGCATCGGCTCGGCTGGCACCGCCGGCGTGGCGGCGTTCCGCCCCTACGCCCAGATCTGGGAGAACGGCGGCGTCGAGGTCGAGGCATCGTCCGAGCACTCGACGTACTTCACCGAGCGCAAGACCGCGATCGCGGTCAGTCGTCGGCTGGCAGCCGTGTCGACGCGGCCTTCGTCGGCCTGCACGGTCACGGGCCTCTAGAAGCGGCGTAAGGCCGAGAAAGGAGACCCAACATGCCTGTCATCTCTGGCGGGATCGTCGGACAGCCCGGCCGCATTCTCTTCGAGGAAGTCACGTACACCGAGGCGGGCGCAGCCGGTACGTACACCGGCACCGTCACCGTCCCGGGCAACTCGTGGCTGCTCGATATCAAGATCTGGAACGACGTCTACTGGGCGGCCGGCACCAGCGCCCTCATGGACGTGGGCGACGCCGCAACCGCGGACGGCTGGTTCACCCAGGTCAACCTCAAGGGCACCGACATCGTCGCTGGTGCCGAGGCCGAGGTCATCGACTTCAACAATCCGGGCGGCCAGGAGGGCGCGTACCTCGTGACCGCCACGGGCGAACGGGCCGAGATGTATTCCGCCTCCGCGCGGGTCATCACCGGCCTCGTGACCACCATCGGCACCACGTCCACCGCCGGGCGGACGCGGATGATGGTCATCTACACCGACCCGACCGTGCCGACCGTTGCCACCTACGCGGCGACGTAAGCCATGTCCACTCCCGGAACCTCCCTGTACGTCAACGCGGATTGGTCGGCCCTCGTGCCGGTCAACTCGCCGGAAGCCGCCTTCGGCCTGACGGTCGAAGAGGCCAAGCGGCGCGGGCTGCTCCCGGCCGAGGGCGAGACGTTCGCTCCCGCCGAGACGATCAGCAGCGCCAACGTCGAGCCGGAGCCAGAGGCCGACCCGGAGCCGGAGGAAAAGCAGGCTCCGACACCCGCCAACAAGGCGGCTCGCAAGCCCGCCAACAAGTAGCCCTGCGCCCCGGCCGCTTCCTTCCGGTCGGGGCGCGCCCCTCGCCAACGCCAACGAAAGGGGTAACTCCTCATGTCCAACGAAGACGCCCGGCTCATCGGGTTCCAGCGCGGCGGATCGGCGGCCGACCAGTTCCGCTTCCTCCGCAGCAACAGTGAGCAGGAGCTGCTCGCGAGCCAGGGCCTCCCGCCCTACACCGAGCTCTCGCGGCGCGGTCGGGGCTGGCAGGTCATGGACACCTCGGCGACGGCCGCCGTCGTCGTCCGCCCCTCCACCGTCGCCGGCTTGACCGTCTACAACGGCGAGACTGGCGCGACCGCGAAGTCCTACGTCATCGACCGTGTCGGGGCGTTCAACCTCGTGACCACGGCCGCCCTCTCCGACTGGTCCATCTGGGCCTGCATCCACCCCGCCGGCATGACGGCCCCGACCGCGGACATCACCGCGATCAAGGGCATGAACGGCGGTACCTACGCCGGCTCGGCCATCGTCGATACCGGCGCGACGGTTGTCGATAACGGCTGGTTCCCGGTCGGCGGCGGTCACGTCATCCACGGCGTCGGCGTGACGCCGGGCACGGCGAGCGTCGTCGAGATCGGCGGCCGGCTGATCGTCCCCGCGACGGGGGCCCTCTCGATCAACGTCGTCGCCTCGATCACCGGCCTGACGTTCACCCACTTCATCAGCTGGTACGAGGTCGAGCTGGATCTCGACTAGTCCCTCTCCGGCGCCCGCTGTCCCCCGGCGGCGGGCGCCACTCCCCTACCTGAGGTGGCAAGATGGCCGCTGGTACCTGGACCTTCACGAACGCCGCGCGGACGAACCTGCTCGATGGGACGGTGCCGATCGCGTCGGGGACGTTCAAGTGCGCGCTGTTCCTCTCGACCTCAAACCTCGGGGCGGCCTCGACGACCTACGCTGGGGTCACGAACGAGCACGCGAACGCGAACGGCTACACGACCGGCGGCCTCGCCGTTGATCTGACCCTCGCGGGGACGACGACGGTCACCGCGGACATCGCGACCGATCCCGTCTGGACGGCCTCGGGCGGTAGCATCGTCGCCCGGTTTGCCGCGATCTACGAGGTCGGGGCCGACGTCCTCTGCTACTGCCTGCTCGACTCGACGCCGGCCGACGTGACAGCGACGACGGGGAACACTCTGACCGTCGCGGCCAATGCAAGCGGAGTCTTCACTTTGGCATGACGCTGGCTGGCTGCGGAGCCGTCGATGGTCATTGCTGCTGGATCGCCGGCACCGTCTGCTCGTTCCTGCGAGATGACGGCGATGCGGCTCGGCGATGGGTCTGCACCCTCCGTGAACGGCTCGGCTCATGGGAGGCCGTTCATGCTGATCCCGGCTATCTTGAGCGCGTCGCGCCGACCCTCCGCGCCGGCGGCCAGGTTGACTGTGGCGACTGGCCGGGGCCGGGCGTCACCTGCGGCGAGTGCGGGGTGAGCGGCGATGGCTGATCTCGGCACACTCCGGCCGGGCGCGAGCGCATATACGCCCACCGGCTTTACGATCTTCGACATCCTCGGCGGTGCCACCACCCTGGCGGATGACAGTGACGGCACCAGCGTTGGCGTCAATACCAATGCAACCGGCCAGTACGCCAGAGCCTATAGTCTGGCTGACACCCCGATCGACCTCTCGGCGATGGCGACCCTCGCCGCCCGGCTCCGCTATGCCTGGTCGGCGACGCCGTCGGTCACGACCTGGAATCTCCTCGCCGCTCGTATCCTGACCGGAGATGGCGGGACGGTCCTCGCGGCGGCCGATTCTGGTGGAGGTTGGCAGACTATCGCGTCGTCGATCACGACCACGACGCCGACGACCTCGTCAGACATCAGTTTCGATTACGTCGATACGAGTGCATCCAAGGCGGATTGGGACGGCGCCGAGCTGGAGCTCCGGATCGACCGCACCCGCACCAAGGGAGGCGAGACAACAGCGCAGCTCGTCTTTGAGGCCTGGTTCACCGGCACGTACACGGCCGAAGCCGCCGGCAACATCACCATCACCCCGGGCACCGCCAGCCTGACGACGACGCCCCAGGCGCCAACGGTCACGGCCAGTGACCACAAGACAGTCACAGCGGCCGCCGCCGCCTTGGCGTTGACCGCTCAGATACCGAACGTCCGGCTGGGCATCAACGTCATCCCGAGCACCGCGAGCCTCGGCCTCACGGCCTTCGCGCCAACGGCCATGCTCAGCGACCACCAACTCGTCACGCCGGCTGTTGCAGCCCTCAGCTTGACGCCCTACGCGCCGGACGTCACGGGTGACGCCGGGCTCACGGTCACGCCGGACACCGCGAGCCTGGCCCTCACGACCTTCGCCCCGGCTGTAGCCGCCTCGGATCACCAGACCGTGACCCCAGGCACGGCCAGCCTCGTCACCGCGGGCTTCGCCCCGACCGTCGCGGTCACGGATCACCAACTCGTCACACCAGGCACGCTGGCCTTGGGGATGACGGCCTTCGCACCCGACATCGTCATCAGCGATCACAAGCTCGTCACCCCCGACCCGGCGGCGCTCACGCTCTCGACATTCGCGCCCACCGTCACCGGCGGCGCGGGCCTGACGGTCACCCCCGGCACAGCGACCATCAACCTGACGGCGTTCGCGCCGGACGTGGTCCTGACCGATCACAAGCTCGTCACGCCAGACCCGGCGAGTCTCGTTGTCAGTGTCTTCGCCCCGACTGTCGGGGTATCGGATCACATCGTTGTGACGCCGGGCATCGTGGCCCTCAACCTCGCGACCTTCGCGCCGACCGTAACCGCCGGCGTCGCATCCCTCCTCGTCGGGGGCTGGCCTCCGACCATTCGCGCATTCCATCCGCTGGCGATCATCGAGATCACGGCGGCCCCTCGCCCGATCGTCATGGCCTATCACCCCCGACCCGAGGTCTCCTGACTGATGGCGAATGCGATCCGACTCACGCTGCCAGTACGGACCCCCTCGGCGACCGTCCTCCTCGCCGGCGTGTACGGAGCCGGGGCGGTGGTCCGAGTGCAGTCGTCGTCCAGTGAGACCGGAACGTTCGCCGATCTCTCAGGGACCGGATCGACGCCGACCATCCCCATTGTCTCGGGGACCGAGACGTACACGGCGGCCGATCCTGGCGGGACGTCGGCGAGCTGGTACCGGGCGCGGCTCGAGGATTCTGGCGCGACGCGCGTGTCCGATTGGTCGGTCGTCACTCGGACGGTCTATCCGTTCTAGGAGTTTGCATTGAGCCACGTCTACGCGAGCCTCGGCGATCTCAAGAACATGATCACCGACAGCGGAGCCACGAGCCTCGGCACGACCAATGACACCCTGCTGCTCGGCGTCCTGGCATCGGTGAGCGAGACGATCGACGACCGCATGGAGCGATCCGGTTTCGGCTCGGGCTTCGGTCCGCGAACCGGGACGAACCGATACAACGGCTCGGGCGGCTCCACCCTCCGGCTCCGGGACGATCTGCTCACGGTCACGAGCATCACCATCCGTCCCTCGACCGCCAGCGCGACGACCTCGACGCCCGCGGCCGACACGGACTACTATCTCCTCGACGGTGAGGACGGCTACGGCCCGGCGCCATATCGGAAGATCCTGCTCCACGGGCAGGGCACGATCACCGCCTTCGGCTCGGGCCTCCGGGTGACGGACGTCGCGGGGACGTGGGGTTTCCAGAACGTGACGGTCACGAGTTCGGCCACGACCTCGGAAGCCCTTGACACCTCCGAGACCGGCGTCGATGTGTCATCGGGCGCGGCGTTCTCGCCGGGCCAGACGATCCTCATCGATACCGAGCAGATGTATATCAGCTCGATCGCCACGAACACCCTGACCGTGGTCCGCGCAGCGAACGGCACGACGGCCGCGACGCACTCCACTTCTGCGGCGATCGCCGTCTACCAGTACCCCGCGAAGGTCCGGGAAGTCTGTCTCCGCCTCGCGCTCAAGCGCTGGAAGGCGCGCGACGCCGGGGCCGACGGGACCGATGAGGGGTCGGGCATCCCCGGCACCCCGCGTGAGGGTGAGGACACGATCATCCGGCGCAGCCTCGGATTGCTGCGGCTGAAGGAGATGGTCTAGATGGCCTACGCCGACACGAAGGCCGCGATCCTCACCCACGCACTGGCGGCGGGCGCTGCGCTGACGGTCCCGATCACCGATGTCGCGATCGGCTTCGCCAGCCCGAAAGGTCGCTGCATCCGCATCTACTGGGGCGGCGAGATCGATCCCCGCCACATCGGCAAGCGGACACTGAACTCCGAGATGATCGGGCAGCGGACGATCATCGGCGCCTTCTGGCCGGTGACGACGCTCTCGACCGACCAGGCCGCCGTCATCGACGCCGAGATGGCCGCCCTCGCCAACGAACTGCGGACTCGCCTCGACGGTGACGCGCAGCTCGGCGGGACACAGTCGGACATCAACCTCGATCTCGGGACGCCGGACTTCGTGACGATCGGCAGCACGCGGTTTCTCGCGGTGTTCTGGGACGTCATCGGCGATTACTTTGAATACACCTTGGGCGCGTGATGGGTGTCAGTGTTACCACGAAGGTCGAGCTGTCGGGCAACTTCTTTGTCCGAGACCCATCGAAGACCCTGTACCGGAATATCGGCGACATGCTCGAAGCCCTCGCCGGTGAGATGGAGGGGATCGTCCGGGGCGAGATCGCGAGCCATGCCGGTGAGATGCCCGGCTACAGCGGTTGGTCGTATGACCACACGGTCGGCTACGTCAAGTCCGGCCTGACCGGCAAGCGCTGGGCGACGTGGGCGGCTGTCGGCGCCGTGACGGCCGGCATGTCCAAGAAGGACGCCATCCGAACGAAGGCAGCCGCGGCCTCGATCGAACGCCGCTGGCACCCCTACCGCCGCGTCAAGAGCGCGGTCTACCGCAGTAGAAGTGTGCTCTCGGCTGACCTCGCTCGAGGATTGGAGTAACGCAGTATGGGAAAAATCAGCGCGGTCGGGTCGAACTGCTACGTCGGCACGTCCGACCTCTCGGGCGACATCGGCGCCGTCACCGGGCTCGAACTCGCGCGCCCGGCGCTCCGGGTCACGGGGATCAATGCCGCGGCCGAGGAACGGATCTCCGGCCGGCGCGACGGGTCGATGGGCTTCATGGCCTTCTGGAACGTCGATACCGGCCAGTCGCACCCGACGTTCTCGGCGATGCCCCGGACCGACGTCATCGCCAGCGTCGTCATCGGGACCCCGGCGGTAGGTTCGGCCTGTGCGTCGATGACGGCGAAGCAGGTCAACTACGCCTCCACTGTCGGAGAGGACGGGAGCCTCGGGGCGCAGATCGACATGCAGGGCAACGCGTACGGCCTCGAATGGTCGGGCGGTGCGAACGGCGATGGGCTCCTCACCGCGGGCAAGGAGACGTTTGCCACCGGCACCGTCAGCGGGACCAGCGTCGATCTCGCCGCCGTCGATAGCGCCTTCGGCGGCTCGGCCTATCTCCACGTCTTCTCGCATGGCTCCGGGACGGCGACGTTCACCATCCAGGACTCGGCCAATAACACGGACTTCCTTGCCGTGACCGACCTCGCCTTTACCGCCGTGACCGGGGCCACCACGCAACGGCTCCAGACCGCGGCGGGCGCCACGATCCGCCGGTACGTCAGAGTCCAGAAGACGGGCACGTCCACCGCGACCGTCGCCGCGATCAACTTCGTCCGCTACACCGAAGCCGGCCCCATCTAACCCCTCCACCCTCGGTCCCGGTAGCCCGCCAACTGGCGGGTTTTTTGGAATCCGCTGAAAGGAAGTCACTACATGGCAGGCAAAATTTCGGCGCTCACCACAACCGTGACCGTGGCGAGCAATAACGTCAGCAACGACGTTCTGTCGTTCAGTTTCGATACCCCGTATGGGGTTCAGGAGATCACGGGCCTCGACAAGAGCGCGGTCGAACGGCTGCTTCTGCGGGCCGATTGCTCGGGCTCATTCGTCCTCGCGTTCAACGTGGACGCCACCCGGTCGCACGCGACATTCAAGACGCCGGGCTCCAAGACGTTCGTGATCAACTTCGGTGGCGTGGCAACGGCCACGTTCACGGCGCTCACGACGAACTACGGCCTCAACGTCGCCGAAGATGGATCGATCCTCGGCAATGCGAACTGGGCCCTAAGTTCGGGCACCGCCGTGGCATGGACGTAGGTCCACGCAACGGCTGAATATCGTGGCCTACCGGCTCCCCGCCGCACGGGCGCCCGTCGAGATCGAGGATGGCCCGACCGTCGAAGTTCAGTCGATCGGCGCATGGCCGATCTACCGGACGGCGGTCGGGCTTGTTTCGGCGTTCCTCGCGGCGAAACCCGCGGCGGAAGTTGCCGCCCTCCGCGAGCTGTACGCCTTCTTCGGCACCGAGGCCCAGCCGACGTGGTCGATCGTCGATCACCGCGGACCGATCCTCCCGACGCCTGACGGGATGCTGCGGCTACCCCTGCCGCTCGCGCTCGCGATCATCGATGGCTGGGTCTCGACGTTCCAGCCCGTCCCCGAGGCCACGGCGGTCGATGCCATGATCCCGCCGGGTGCGTTGCGTGACGAGCTGAACAAGGGTCTCCGCCGGAAGAAGGCCGACTGATGGCCGGGAATCAGGTTCGGCTCGGCGTCGGGGTCACGGGGGCCAAGGGCGCCGCCGGCGAGGTCGACAAGCTCCGCGACAAGTTCGACCGGCTCCAGAAGCAGGGCGCCAAGGGCTTTGCCATCGGGGCTGGCGCGGCCATCACGACGAAGGCGTTTGACCTCATGGGCGGGGCGGTCTCCAAGGTCACCGACTTCCTCGGTGATTCGGTGGCTGCCTTCCGTGAGGATCAGGTATCGATCGCGTCTCTAACCACTGCATTGCAGGCCAACATCAAGGGTTGGTCCGGCAACACTGACGCGATCGAGAGAGTCATCGCCTCGCGGATGAAGCTGGGCTTCTCGGACGACGCGCAGCGATCATCGCTCGACAGTATCTTGGCGATCACCCACGACGTGAGCAAGGCGCTTGACGTCCAGCGGATCGCGATGGACCTCGCCCGCCTGCGGGGGCTCGATCTCGCGACGGCAACCGATCTGGTCGGGAAGGTGGCCGGCGGCAACATCGGCATCCTGACGCGATACGGCATCGTGATCAAGAAGGGTGCCACCGCCACCGAGGCACTGGCGGAAATCCAGAAGCTTGCTGCCGGGCAGGCCGAAGCGTATGCGAAGACGAGCGCCGGGAAGATCGAGGCCGCCAACATCCGCATCGGCGAGAGCCAGGAAAAGGTCGGCGAGATCCTCGATGACTTCTGGGGCAAGTTCGCGCTCGTCGCTGCGGAGGCTCTTGATGGGGAGTTCCGGCACGAGAACGACCTTGCCGAGGCTCGCGTCCGGCTAGCTCAGAAGACGACCGATGAACTCGAGGCCCAGGCCGAGCGGCGGTTCGGCCTGTACGGCGACGAGATCGACGCCATCGGGAGGGAGATGGCGGCCCTCATCCTCAGCGAGCGCGCCTACAAAGCCTGGGCCGATGGCCTGACCGACGCCCAGCAGCGATCGCACGATGCGCTGGCTGCGGGCGAGCAGGGCCGCACCGCGGCTCGGCAGTCGTTCCATGACGTGGGCGCCGCGATGGATGACACCGGCGACAAGACCGATGACCTGACCGATGACACCATGCAGCTCAAGAGCGCGCAGGAGAAGCTCGAAGACGCGATCCAGGGCACGACGGACACGTTCGAAGCCCTGTCCGACGCGATGTTCGGAGCGACGATCAGCGCGGGCGAGCTGGCTCAGGCGAAGAAGGATCTCGACGAGAAGATCAAGGAAGGACCGGAGACCAAGTCTGCTCAGGACTACGCGATCTGGCGGGGTGAGGTCGCCAAGCTCGAACAAGCGTACTTCGACCTCCAGGCGCAGATGGCGCGCGAGGCTGGCCCCAAGGCGTTCCATGACTGGCTGCTCAAGCAGAAGGCGGCGCTCGGGGACACGAACGAGGCGCTCACGATCTACATCGATCGCCTCATCGCGGCGGCGAGTATCAGGCTCCCCGGCATCCCGCACGGAGCCGAGCCGACGGGCGGTGATGGCGGCACATCTCCCGCGCCGATCCCCGTTCGCAGCTTGCCCCGCGGCGCTCTGCCGGCGTTCGCGGAGGGCGGCACGGTTCCCGGCCCCGAGGGCTCGCCGCAGGTGATCCTCGCCCATGGCGGCGAAGAGGTCATCCCAGCGGATGGCAAGGGCGGGACCACGATCGGCGGGGGCGGGTCGATGACGATCGTCCTACAACTCAACGGCCGGGAACTCGCCCGGGCCGTCCTCGCCGAGGCCGACTTCCGCCGCGCCCGCGGCACCTTCATTCCCCGCTAGGAGCGTGACATGGCTGAGAGCTACACCAACATCACCGAGGGGTCCGGCAAAAAGCAGCACAGCTTCCAGCGGACCATCGGCGCGAATGCCGTCGAGGACAACGTCGTCATCGCGGGCGAGCCATATCTCGCGAGCTACGTCGCTACGGTCGCCGGCGTCGCGAATGTCTCAGTCGCCAATGTCAATGACCACCTCATGCAGCTCATGGCCGGCGCATCGCTCAATCTCTACGTTCGGCGGGTCCATATCGCCCAGCAGGTGCTTGCTGGGTCGGCGACCCTCGGCGCGTGGAGTCTCTGTCGCTTGACAACGGCAGGCACGGGTGGATCAGCATTGACACCGAGGCCACTCGATCCGGGTGACGCAGCCTCTGGGGCAACGGCTCGCTACGCCGTCACGGCATCGAAGGGGACTGAGGGCGTGTTCCTATTCGGGGAAAGCATGATGCTACCGAGCACCGCCGTGGCACCCGCTGGCCGCTCTGACGTGTCATTCGACCTCTTGCGAACGAAGGCGATCCGGATCCCGGCCGGCACGAGCAATGGGATCGCGATCAAGAATGGCGCGGCGATAGCGAGCGCTTCTGTCGTCATCACGATCTGGTTCGACGAGGCGAACTTCTAGGATGATCCCCGCCGTCTTCGGCACGCACGTCGCGGCGGCGACCCGGCCCCTCTCGGTCTGGGTAGCGTCGCGCGACGTCACGGCCCTCATCCTCGCCGATGGTTTCGAGATCGAGGATGCCGGCGCGTCGCAGGGCGGCCTCGCGGCCACGCTCAACGAGACGCTGGCGAATCTCCCGGAGCTGACGGACCAGGCATACGTCCGCGTCTTCGACGAGAGCCAGGCCACGGAGATGTTCCGGGGCTTCCTGAAATCGCGGAAGCCGACGCTCGTCCCGGCGTGGACGAACACCAGCCTCCGGGCGACGGACCACGGCGAGCTGCTCGACGCCTACATCCCCGGCCCCTACTCGCGCCCGGCCGAATCGGATGCCGCCCGGATCGGCTACTTCTGGGGCCTGTTCGCGAGTCCGTACCTGTCCGGCGATCTGTCCAGCGTGGCCGTCGTCAATGCCACGCTGCCCGCGCAGGTCTTCCAGGGCGTCACCCTCCGGCGAGTCATCGACATGATCGCCGCCCAGGCGTCCGCCTCGGCCGAGTGGTACCTCGACCAGACCGGGCATCTGCACTACTTCAGCTCCGAGACGAACGCCGCCCCCAAGAACATCACCTCCGATACCCCCGCCGGCGATGAGGTCGCGCCGCTCGATCTTGAGATCGATTACGACACGATGACCTACGCCAATGCCGTCTACGTCAACGGCCAGAACGCGACGGGCTCGGGCTGGGTCTACGATCACGCCGAGATCGCCCGGATCGGGACGACCGTCACCGCCTCGCTCGACGCGCCCGACTGCACCACCGTCGCCATGCGTGATGCCCTCGGGGCCATGTACCTCGGGCGCCTCGCCGGTTCCACGGCCCGCGGATCGTTCACCGTCACGTCCGAGGATGCCGACGGCTGGCGGGCGGGCCAGACCCTCGACGTGCGGTCGGCGGATGTGGGGATCGATCAGAACTTCCGCCTCAGCCGGGTCCGGACAACGCAACTGAAACCCTCGACCTACCTCTACGCCTGTGAGTTCGGCGGATCGCGTCGCGGATCAAGCGGTGGGGCTGGCGGTTCGGATGGCATCGGCACGGGCGGCACCGTCGTCTACGGCGAGCTCGGGGGGGACAGCAATACCTATGTCACTTCCGAGGGCGTCGCGGTCACGGACGGGACGAACCTCCGGGTCGAGCTCGGCAAGGTCGACGATGACTACGGCCTCCGGGTCACGAGCGCCGACGGCACGACCGTCATCATCGACGGCACGTCGAACATGTTCAAGATCCTCGCGACGGGGACATTCTCGGGCAGCGGCAACGACCTGACTCAGACAGATTTGGCAACGGTCACGTTGACCGGCCTCGGCACCTTCGCGACGACGCCCGGGCACATCAGCTACGTCTCACCGGCGAACGACACGGCGGCCAATCAGCAGCTTGGGACCTACCTCCCCGCCAACTCCAACTCGTGGGTCGCATCGTCGAGTGGCGGCGCGACAACCGCAGCCGGGGTCACGCTTCAGTACGTGAGCTACATCAAGACGCACTTGGACGGCTCTAACCAGTGCATGGTCATTATGACGATGGTCAATCACTCCGGCTCGTCTCAGACCAACTACGGCCGGTACTACGTGCTCGCCGAGGCCGCCCTGTGAAAACCCCTCACTCGCTTCTTGCCTACGACGGAACGGGCCGCGTCCTAGAAACGCTCGACCTCATGGTCGCCCGCGATGAGTCCGGCGCGGTAGTCGGACTCATCGACTTTGCCGCCCACGAGGCGGCGGGTGGCGAGCATACCGACATATGGCAGGTGCCCGGAGCCTCCGGCTCGAAGGTCTGGCCCGAATTCCTCGGGACACGCGCCCACGGCTTTCGCGTCGAGCGCGACGGCCCACCAAGCGGGAAGCGGATCGTGGCGCTCGTTCACCTCGCGAGCGGTCATCGGCGAGAGCGGGCCGCCATTAATGCGGCGATTGAGGAGCGTTTGGCACGGACGCCGACGGGGACCGACGTCGACCTACGGGACCTCATTGGCGGCCCGGATCGTCCATTGTTTCTTGACGATGACGGGCGGACGATCCCGCACCACCCGGTCCGAGCCCCGCGCCTGCCGCGTTTCTGACCAGACTAGGCCCGCGGACCAGGCGCCGAGGATGGTCATTGCGATCGATGCCGCGGCGATCGCGACCGGGTCGAGCACGATTTCCGGGATCGCTCTGTACGGACCGTTGCTCAGGGCATACGCGAGAGTGAACGCGAACCCCGCGCTCAGGAACGTGAAGGGCAGTCGCAAGCGTGGTCGTAGGGCCGCGAGCGGCGCCATGACGACGATGGCGGCGATCAGATACCGCTCGTGGACGCGCGTCGGCAGGAAGTAGACGGCGAGCGCGAGCAGTGCCAGGGCGGTCAAGGGCTCGATCCGACCTCGAGCGAGCGCCCAGACAATGACGGCACTGGTGCCGACGAAGATCGCCCCACCGAGAATCGCCAGGGCGCCGTCGGGTGCATGGAATCCGAGAACTGCACCCCAAGGATTGAAGGCGTAGTTCGAGGCGACCGGGTAGCGGTCGGCACTCGCGACGATCAGGGCAACGTACCGTCCGGGATTCAGGCCGAGTGGCAGGAGCACGAGCGCGGCGGTGGCGAGTCCGGCCACCGTCAGTCGCGCAAGGGCGGCCGGGCGTCGGCCGACCACGGCGAGCGCGACGATCAGGCCGATCGCGAACTGCGGCTTGACGAGCGCGGCGAGGACCCCGGCGACACCGGCAGCGGCCGGATGACCGCGTTGAGCAAGCACGACCGCGAGCAACATCGGCAGGATGCCAAGGGCGTCGATCTGGCCCCAAGACGCGCCGGCGATGATCGTCGCGGGGTTGAGCAGCACGAGGCTTGCCGCGAGCGTCCCAGCCCGCCCGTCTAGCCGGAGATGAACGATCCGGTACGCGAGGACCGCGATGGCGAGATCGAACGGGATCGAGAGGGCCCGGATACCGGCGCTCAGGAACGGCCAGTCTAGGCCAGCGCCGAACGGCCATAGCACCCAGAGGATCGCAGGATAGTTGGCCTCGCCGCCCGCCTGATAGTACGTCAGGCCGTGGGCACTCATCTCCTCGGCCCACATCGACAGTGCCCGGAGATCGCCGCGGTGGCCGGTGCCAAGCAGGGCCACCATCCGGAAAGCCGCCCCCAGGAGCAACACGGCCATCAGGCCCCGATCGAGCTTCACAAGCCCTCCCGCCCCTATCCTCTCAGGATAGGGGCGCCTCTTTGTGTCGAGTACCGTGATCCGGCGCATGGCCTCATCCTGCTACATTCCGAGATGCTGCGCCGACCCTCCGGGACGACCCTAGCCCCCACCCCGTCATCAGTAACAACTGATCTCCGCAAGCCGCGCCTTCTCTGCGTCCTCCTCGAATGTGTCGAACACCAGCTTGGCCTCTTGCCGTGCTGCGACCGAGCCGACGGTGTCGTTCGTGTAGCCGATTGCCGTTCCGGATGAATCCAGAATCGACAGCTCGACATAGAGCGACGATGGGCAGCCATCGCGGGTGATCACCTTCATGCCCCAGCAGGAAACGTCCGAGTACGTGCAGTCGAACTCGCTCTTTTTGAGCCACCGCCACGCCGTCAGGCGATCGGCGTACGGAGTGAAGTCCGACGGCCACCAAGCCGGGACGACCGTGGCGCGGGGCGCGGCCGGAACGATCGTGGCCCTGCCGCCGGCCGAGCCGCAGGCAGCGAGGACCAGGGCGACACCCAATAGGAACCGCATCGTTCGCCTCCGTTCTAGATTGCCCATTGACACACGGTACGCGCACCGTGTAGATTATGTCAATGCACTCCGTCACCGAAGCCGCGAAGCTCTTGGGGCTCGCGCCATCTACGCTGCGCCATCAGATCAGGAACGGCAAGCTGGTTGCCCGTAAGGTGTCCCGCGACTGGTATCTGACCACTGAGGAGATCGAGCGCTATCGGGCGCAGAACCGCCGACCCGCCACAGAGTCGGGAGCCGTTGCGTGAACAGACATATCCCGAGCGCTCCGCAGCCCTCGTCACTGCTGTTATCGGAAGTACCGTGGGCACCGTTAGCATGCGTGGCCTTGCCGCATGCCCACGATCGGCGGCTCTGTCGCCAATGTAGCGCGGTCCGTTTCCGCGCCCTGAACCCGCTCCCACCGCGGCCTGACGCCGGCTGGCGACCTGGGAGCGTGAGGTCAGCGCCCATCCCCTACCGCTCGCGGGGCTGGTTGTCGGGACGACGGCCGGGCTGGAGCGCCTCGGCGGAGGCCGTCGCATGACCCGCCGCCGCAAGTGCCCGGCCGTCGCCTCGAACGGCGACCCCTGCACCCGGACCGACCTCCACGGCCCCGACGACCTCCACGGCAACGGCGGCCATACGTGGGGCTTTCGCGCGGAGCCGCAGTCGTGGATCCAGCTGGCCAACGTGGGCCGGCTCCCCTACCGGGTCGAGGGAGGGACTTCGAGGTGAATCTGTTCATCGGCCTCGCCTTCGCTTGGATCGTTTGCGCCTTGGCGTGGGCGGTGCTCGGGGCGATCTGGGCCGGCATGGGTCGGCCCCGACTTGCTCTCTTCCTGAGGATCGGGGCGCTCGCCTTCGCCATTGGCAGCCTCGCGCTCTTCGTGCGGGGTCTGGCGTGATAACCCGCGCCTTCCTCCGGGCAGCCCTCGTCATGGGTACCGCCACCCTCCACGGCTCGCTGATCTACGCCTACGCCGTCGTCCGGGTCACGGTGCTGGGATGAGTCGCCGCCTCTGTCCGGACCCGGACGCGACCACCTTCCTCTGCCGAGCGTGCGGGAGGCCGTGTGAGCGGAACCGTCGGGGCTGCTGGAAGCACGCCAAGCCGCGCTGCGGCGCGATGCTCCCACTCGCCGGCGAGCCCTGCGCCCGCTATGTCGGTCACAGGTACGAACACCGCTCCGCCTACGCCCTCGCGAACGCGGCCGACCCCACATGGAGCCACCGATGAGTCGCGATGTGGAACACCTGACGACGGCTGCCGCCCGCGAGACGTGGTGGTCAACGCAGGGCGACTCGTGGCCGTACCCGACGCACGCCGCCCTCATGCCCCGCGAGGGAGTCGAGCCGTCCGACGCGATGTGGCTCGCTCAGGGGTTCCGGGAGGCGGTCAGCCGCGTCCACGACTACGGGCTCGACGAACCGGAGCACTGGAGCCTGGCCATAAACCGCCGTCTCGCGGACGAAGGCAACGCGGAGGCGCGTGCCGTCCTCGACCGGAACCCGCCGCACCGTGCCTCCGAGGACCCGGACTACGACTGCCCGCATTCGTGGTGCCAGCGGATGTGGCCGATGGTCCGTGCCGCCGAGGCTCGCGCTCACCTCGCCGAGGTCGCGTCGTGAACCTCGCAGACCTCCTGCCGCTCATCGCCGTCATCGGGATCGCGGGGTTCGTGTTCCTGGTCCTCGGCATCCTCGGGGATAGCTGGGATGCACGTGAGCGGCGCGCCCGGTCGAAGGAAGGCCCGCGATGGCGCTGACTTACCGCCGATGGTGGTTCCGGCTCGCCGGTATCGAGAGCGTCTACACCGTCCGTCGGGACGGGATGCCCATCGGGTTCGCTGCCCGCGAAGGACGGCATTGGATGGCCGGCTACCTCCCGGACGGGACGTGGGCGCGAGACGACTCTGGTTGTGCCCGCTACTTCCGCCGACGCGATGACGTGGCGCTCCACCTCGCGATGGTCGAGGAACGGATGGTGCCCGCATGAGTCCCCGCCCGATGCGCCGCTACGTCACCCCGCGCCTCGTGTGCTTCGTCTGCGGCAAGGCGATCCGGGGCGAGACGCGGATGGTCGGCTACGAGTTGGCCCATCCGGGCTGTGCCGCGCTGCTGAAGGCGGGCAAGGCATGACCTCCACCTGCCGCATCTGTGGCCGCGAGATCGCCCAACGCTTCGTCGGCACCGTCGTCGTGTGGGGCCACCTGACGAACCCCCGGAACGACCACCACTACGCCATAGCACTTGGGCCGGCTCCGGGCGCAGGAGGCTCGGGGCCGGCCACCTCTGAGGGGAAGTAGATGCCGAAGATCACGGTTCACGCACCCGACCTGCTACGGGCACTCAGGCTCGTCAAGCACGCGGCGGCGGACATCGAGGATGGCCGTCCGATCATCGCGACCATCCTCTTCGAAGGGGACGCCGACGGGTTCCGACTGGTGGCCGCCGACAACTACCGGATCGGGATCGCGAAGCTCGATGTCGAGGGCGACCGGGAGACCTTCGGCCGGGTCCCGCTCCCCATCGACGAACTGCCGGTCGTGCTGGCCGTGCTGGGGCGGTGGAAGTTCACCGCCGAGGTCACGCTCGCCGACTCGCGCCTGACGTTCTCGGCCGGGGGGCGCACCGCGACCGTTCGCACCGTGGACGGGACCTACCCCGACTACAGGCCGGTCCTCGAAGGCGAGCGCCGGACCCTCGGGGTCAACGCCACGTTCCTCGCGGACATCGGGCGAGCTACGAAAGGTACAACGGCACGCATCTTTGTCGGCGCGTGGAACACCCCCATCGAAGTACAGGTCGAGGAACTCGACTATCGCGAATACATCATGCCGGTCCGCCTCGCCGAGCACACATCTGACGCGGGCGCGGCGATCAACCGGCCGGAGAGTGCGGCATGACCGCAGAAACGAACGCAGGCGCTCGCATCAGCGTCGAAGTCACCGCCTACCCGCGAACCAAGATCGCCCTGTACGAATACGGCTCCGGCTGCGGGCTCCGCATCGGGGAGTTCTTCGGGTCGAACGTCTACGTCCGGCTCGGCTTCGACGCCGAGTCCCGCCGTGATGCGTGCGACCGGCTGATTGCCGTCCTGACCGCGGCGCGCGAGTACGTCCCGACCGAGCCCGACGCGGCCGAAACCGAGCCGGAAGCGGTCCCGGCATGACCACCGCCGAGGCCCACGCCACCACCACCCGCTGCGAGGCGCACACGGGTTATCGACGCCTCGACTACGGGTTTGAGCGGACAAGGTGCCATCAGTGGCGGGGCCTCCGCTCGTTCATCGACGCTGAGGGCGTGACGCACTACGCCTGCCCGGCCCTCGGGCACATGGCGGACGTCGTGCGGCGGTTCGGGGCGGTGGGCAACCGATGAGCGGATACACCGACGGTCGGCAGCCCTGCGAGGACTACCGCCCGTCTCGGTTGTCCCGGACCACACGACAAATGGGGCGGCGGATGTCCATGTCAGGCCTGCGGCGGAACCGGCCTTCGCTCCCGGCAGACGGTGTTCTGAGATGACCCCACCCCTGAACCGCAACTACCTCATTCGGATCATCGACACGGCGCGGGCCTTGACGACTCCAGCGGGCGACCGATGAGCGACGTCGTCGTGACCGTGCCGAAGGGTCTATGGCAAGAGTGGATCGAGGAGGGCGACCTACCCGGTGATCCGCCGTCCGGTTATCAGTCGCACTTCTGGGTATCCGAACTCCCGACGGCCCTCACCGTGGGCGACCGGGTCTACATCGTCGCGCACGGCAGGCTCCGAGGCTACGCGCCTCTTCGAAACTGGGAACGGCGCTGCTCACTGCGAGGTAATCGTTCGTGCCTCGTCCGGGATGGAGATGCGGTGGCCCTCACCGTCGACGAGCCGATCCGCGGCTTTCAGGGTTGGCGCTATCGCTGGTGGGACCGCGCCGATGAGCGCCCGTTCCCGGACTGGCAAACGGCGGGCGTCCGATGATGCACTTCGGCTGCTGCGCCACCTTCACGGGGCGTCCGTGCGACTGCGAGACGGTCCACCACGACACCCTGAACCCCGACCGCCACGGCTTCGACGACAACGTCCGGGCGGACCTGTTCACCGACAGCGGGCGACTGGCCCTCCAGGCACGGTCCGAGTACGAGGCCATGACCCCCGACGAACGGGCTCGGGTGGAGCGGGATTGGGAATCGCGATCCGAGTGGGAGCGCGAGCAGATCCGGGCAGCCGTGGAGTTTTGACCTGCTATGAGCGACATCGCGCAGATCGGGCTCGCCCGGGATCCCAAGCACAACTACTTCCTCGACGGGAATGGGCCGATCATCTCGGTGACGACCGTCCTCAAGATCGTCGACAAGTCAGGCCCGTTGGTGGGCTGGGCCAAGCGCATCACCGCGGAGGCCGCGGTAGACCACCGGGCCGACCTCGAGGGCTGGGTGGCGCTGGGCGGTCGGGATGGGGCCGTTGGGTTCCTCACCAAGGCCGCGACCAACGTCACCGAACAGGCCCGCGTCACGGGCTCCGACGTCCACGGCTACGCCGAGGCGATCTCGCGGGGTCAGGACGTCGATATCCCCGAGGAATTGCAGCCCTTCGTCATCGCCTATCGGGCGTGGATCACCGACTTCGCTCCGGAGTTCCTCGCGGCTGAGGAGATGGTGTGCTCCGTGACCCACGGGTACGCCGGGACCCTCGACGCCATCGCGAAGATCGCCGGGGAGACCTGGCTGATCGACTACAAGACCTCCAAGGGCGTCTACCCCGAGACCGCCTTGCAGCTCGCGGCCTACGGGCACGCCGAGTTCATCGGTCGGCCGGGTGATCCGACCCGATACGCGATTCCCCCTGTAGACCAGTACGGCGTCCTCCACCTCCGCCCCGAAGGCTACGAGCTCGTCCCCATGACGGTGGACGCGAGCACCTTCGAGGCGTTCCTCTCGGCGAAGCGCCTGACCGAATGGAAGTCAGGAGCAAGCATCGGGGCCCCGGTCGGTCCGGCGCTCCTGAAGTTCCCCCACGGACAGCCGAAGGAGGCAGTCGCATGACCACCGAAACCGTCCCCGAATACGTCTACGAGCTCGGCAAGGTCGAGCCCCAGGATCAGTTGGTCCGAGCCCTCAACAGGCTCGCCCAGGCCATCGAACAGGCCACGCTGGCGAAGCTCGACACGCCGCCGGTTGTCGTGCCTCAGCCGCTCGCGCCTCTTCCAACTCCCCAGCGTGCCAACCCTCTTGTCCCGGTCGAGGTCTGCCCGGCCCACAACCAGCCGTGGAAGTTCGTCCCCGCCGGCACCTCTAAGAAGACAGGCCTGCCATATGACGGGTTCTACGCCTGCCCCGTGAGGGGGTGCGACCAGAGGCCGCGGCAGTGACCCAAGCCGACGACCTCCTCGCCTACCTCCGCCGGAACCCCGGGGCGTCCAGCCTCGAGATCACCCATGACCTAGCCCTCGTGAACGTCACGGGCCGCATCTCGGATCTTCGGAACCGGGGCTACGCGGTCGACGCGAAGCGGGACGACCGGGGGATCTGGCGGTACAGGATCGTCGAGGAGCCCGTCCAGCTCGCAGCGTTCGGATGACGATCAAGGCGCGCCCCACGGTCTACAGGGGCACGCGCGGCTCATAGACCCAATCCGCGTTCGTGGACTATCCGTGGACCGAGGTGGCGCGTGTCGCTTGATGTATTCGTCACTCGCACCATCGCCGCCATCGAGGCCGATTCCGTCCGCGATGATGTCCGGCCGGTGCCCCTCGACGAGACCGCCTGGTCGCTGGCCCGCCTCAGTGACGAGGCCCTCGCCCGGCTCAGCACCTTTCTCCTCGACCTCAGCCTCCGGGCGCCCCTGTCGGGGCCAGCCTGGACACCGATCACGATGGTCGTCGAGGCCCTCCAGTCTGACATCCGTCGGGAGCTGGATCGCCGTGGCTGACCTGACGCTCGCCATGCACTTCGCCCGCGCTGGCATGGGCTACACGGGGGCGTGGGACCAAGGCGCCTGCGAGATCACAATCGACCACCTCCGCCGACGCTCGGGCGAGCTCCACGGCGAGGTGGTGATCGCCTCGGCCATCGTGGCCCGGGGCAAGGGCCATCTCCACCGGGCATCGTTCAACCTCAGCTCGTCCACCTCGCGGGATCGCCTCGCCAAGATGCTCGTCGACCGCAGTCGTCCCCAGGAACTCCCGTGGGACATCATGCTCGAGGAGTTCTGCACGGCGGTCCTCAATGCTGAGCGGGCTGGCTCGCCCGTCGTGAAGGTCGGCCAGCTCGCGCCCCGGTCCGAGGATTTCTATCTCGTTGACCCCCTGCTTCCAGACGGCAAGCCCACGATCGTTTACGGGGCTGGAGGAACGGGCAAGAGCTACCTCGCCGACATGCTCGCGGTCATGGTCGCCTCAGGGCACCAGGCCCTCGGCTGGCGCGTGCGGCAAGGGGCAGTCCTCTACCTCGACTGGGAGACCGACGCCTACGAGATCGACGAGCGGATCAAGCGCATCGCCGCCGGCATGGGCATCGGTGCCCCTCCGGTCCTGTATCGCGCCTGCACGGCGCCACTCGAGGACATGGCCGAGGACGTGGCCAGGCGGGTGGCCGACGAGCACGTCGCCCTGGTGGTCGTGGATTCGGTCGGCATGGCGTCGGGCACCTCGAGGGATGGCGGGGACGCCAACGAATCGGCGATCCGACTGTTCGGGGCGATCCGCTACCTCGGGGCGTCGGTCCTCGCCCTCGACCACATCACCGGCGAGGACGTCCGGTCGGACAAGGCCGTCGCCAAGCCCTACGGCTCGATCTACAAGGTCAACCTCGCCCGGTCGGTCTGGGAACTCCGACGATCCTCGGAGCAGGACCACTCGGGAGACTGGCACCTCGGCCTCTACCACCGGAAGGTGAACCGAGGGGGTTTGCACCAGGCAATCGGTCTCCGCGTCCGCCACCTCGAGAACTCAGTCGAGTTCCTCCGGGAGGAGATCGACGACGAGCTCTCGGTTGCGATGACCAACGGCGTCCGCATCGAGCGGGCACTTCGCCACGGCGCCCTGAGCGTGGCCGAGATCGCGGAGGCCACGGGCTTGGCCGACAACGTCATCCGGGCCGTCATCTCTAAGGACAAGGGGCGCGGACGGTTCGTGAAGGTCGGTGACAAGTGGGGGCGCAACGTGGTTGCGCAACCGGTTGCGGAGGATCCTCGACGTGTGGCCTGAGACCGTGCGCAACCCGGTTGCGCTTAAAGTTGCGGGACGGGGCGCAACTAGGGCTACCCCCTTTAGGGGGGTAGACGCCCTAGGGGTTGCGCACCGGGGAGGTTGCGGATGACCCGCGTCACCCCCGCCCTCCGAGACGCGGTGTTCGCCCGAGACCGCCGCTGCGTCCTGTTCAACCTCGACCCGGACCACGTCTGTCGGGACCGTTGGGGCCAGCCCCACATGCCCGGAGCCGTCCACCTCCTGACCATCGAGCACGTCAAGCGGGAACTCCGCATGGGCGTCCGGGCCGAGAACTCGATGGGGACGATGGTCGCCATGTGCTGGGCGGGGAATCTCGGACCGCCGACGAAGGTGCAGCGCGCCGCCATCCGGGCGTACCTGGCCGAAGTCAACGAAGGGGTGGAAGCATGAAGCACGACTTCTACATCCTCGGGTCGCCGGGGCTCGTCTGCACGTCCGTCTGCACGTCGCTCTCGGTCAAGGAAGCGACGGCGAGGCTGAACATGGAAGTCCCGACCGGCATCTCGTCCCGGTGGGCGAAGTCCAAGGACAAGACGTTTGCCACGGGCGAGCCGAACCCACACCGCTGCGAGACGTACTCCGACCACAAGCACTACCTCTTCAACTGCTGAGGGACCCGATGACCGACCGACCTGATGTAGAGACCCTTCGACGCTTGGAGGCAGCGGCAACACCCGGACCGTGGACGGACGCGGCGATCGGCTCAGAGGGACACGCGATCTGGCCGGTCCATGGAAAGGGCCGCATCGTCGCCTTTCGCAAAGACGCTGCGGCCCTCCTCACCCGAGTCGAGGAGCTGGAGACGACGCTGCAAACGATCCTCCTCATCGTTCGGGGCGAGCCGGGGCCGCTCCTAGCCAACTACCACGCCGAGGTCGAAACACTGGCCCGCTCCCTCCTCGAAGGGTCGTCGCGATGACCGGGACACAGGCACTAGCCGAGAGGCTTCACGACCTTGCGGCGAGAGAAGCGGTCGGGATCGTGGTGGAGAACGATGTCACGGAGAGCGGCATTACGGCGCGATCTCGGGCATGTGAGCCCGCCGACCATCTTCCGTTCGCCGCCGCCATCCTCGCCGACGGCTCTGTCTACCTCACCCCGGCCGAGGCAGCGCGAGTCGCGGCTATCGAGGAAACGGCGCGGGAGATTGTCGAAGGCGGCCCACATCGACGGGAGGCCCCGATGACCGACACGAGTCTGCGAATGCGCCTCGGGCCATTCCCGAACGAACTCGATGTCGTCCGCTCGATCCACAAGCGGCAGGAGGTCGCGACGCCGGACGACCACTCCGACGTGATGTGCGCGGTCTGCTACATCCTCGATGAAGGCTGGCCCTGCGCGGTCGCCCGCCTCATCGCCGTGTTGGATGAGCAGATCGCGGCCGAGACACCGGGAGGTGAGAAGTGAGACTCGAACACGAAGCCGCAGTCCGAGGTCTTCTACTCCCGGAGGGTATTGATGGTGGGATCGTTTATGAAGACCCGCATCTGCGGCTCTCCGAGGTTCTGGCCGTCGTTGACCCGGGAGAGCCCTTCATGCGCCTGTCGGATGCGCGAGAAACGGAGGTCCCCGGTGCCTGAGATGACCGACCCCGTAGCCCGACCCGCGACGCACGGTCTTCTCGACCGCATTTTCGGCCGCCACGATTGGGTGCTAACCGACGGGTTCTACTACTTCCGCAACGGCGGTGACGGCATGTTCCGCTACGAGTGTCGATGCGGCGCGCTCCGAGAGGCGTACTGGCCGGGCGAGCACGCAGCGGGTCGCCGACTCACCGACGAAGAGAAGAAAGCGCTTGGGCCGTACCTGTGACCGACCCCGTAGCCCGAGACAGGCCCCGAACCGAGGCCGGGAAGCGACTCGCAGCACAGACGCTTCCGGGTATGGCGGCAATCATCGTCGCCATCGAAGACGAAGCAGCCGGTGTCCTTCTACCCGACAACGTCTACGAAGACCCGGCCCGTTGGGGCGAGCGGTTCGAGCCCGACACGCTGGCGAAGGTGAGGGCCGAGGTCGAGGGGTTGATGCCTACCTATCCGTACACGGGCTCGACCGTCCGGCGGCGGGCGTTGACGGAAGTGCTCGAACGTCTCGCCGCCCTCGAAGCCGCCTCCGGTACCCCCGAGCCGCCCGCAGCTTCCATTGCGAGCATCCGTTCCTACGTCTGCACCTGCTCAACGATGACCGGCGCCGCGATCTATCACGGTCCCGATTGTGCGTACCCCGGACTCCGAGAGGCGCTGGAACGGATCGTCCTCGTCGCGGAGGGTGCCCCGGGTCCGCTGCTCGCCAACTATCGCGCCGAAGTCCTCAACATCGCCCGCGCCGCTCTGGCCGAGACCCCCGTAGCCCGAGACAGTGTCCTCCCACCCGACGTGCCGTCCACACGTCAAGGCTGCGAGGCCGAGTCGTCCTTCGGTAGGTGCATTCTCGCTCGTGGTCATGCTGGGACGCACATTGACGCCGAGCGTACCGAGTTCTCATATCGCTCCTCACGTCCAACCGCCTCCGGACTCCCGTGGCGGGATCAGTCTCGCGAGATCGTGGAGGACGCCGCTGCCGCTGGCGTAACCCCCGACGGCGATCCCCTCGACGCCGCATGGAAGGCGGTTGAAGTGGAACTGCCGGAGGGCTGGGTCATCCGGGGGCTCAGTCACGGAAGCCCCAATGACGAAAGGGAGTGGGTCGCAGGCGCAGGGACCGTGCCGTTCTGGGAGTCACGGACGCGTGTCCGGGGCTACGGCCCCACGCCCGCCGCCGCGCTCCGTGCCCTCATCCTCGCTCTGGCCGAGACACCCGAACCCGCCCATCCGCGTTCGTGTTCGTCCTGGTTCGCCAGTGACGCCACGACCGGCGAGGGCATCTGCGATTGCGGGCTGGTCGACCCGTGATCCGCGACTTCCTCAACGCCCTGTCCGTGATCGTCACCCTCCTGGTGTTCGCCCTCGTGTCCGGTGCCATCGTCGGGGCGTTCTTCTATGGGCTGTTCTCGGTTGCTGGGATGGCACCGCACCGATGATCCACCACGGCGACTGCCTCGAAGTGATGGCGGGCATGGAGCCCGAGTCTGTCGATGCCATCGTGACGGACCCGCCGTATGGCCTCGGCTTCATGGGCAAGGCGTGGGATGGCCCGGCCATCGCGGAGGCTGCCCGCAAGGATGCCGCGACCCGCAAGTCAGTCGGCCCGCACTCGTCCAGTCGTCCGGGGCGGACCGCCGCACGGTCGTCGTCGGCCTTCGGCTCGGCCGCGCACTACGCGGGGCCCGTGGCGGGAGGTCGGCCGTGGCAGGACTGGTGCTACCAGTGGGCTGAGGCCGCTTACCGTGTCGCCAAGCCTTCCGCCTACCTCCTCGCCTTCGGAGGGACGCGCACCGTCCACCGGATGACGGTCGCCATCGAAGATGCGGGCTGGATCATCCGCGACATGCTCGTGTGGGCCTACGCCTCGGGGTTCCCGAAGTCCAAGGCCAGCCTGAAGCCCGCGTGGGAGCCGATCGTCATGGCCCGCAAGCCCGGACCGCTGCGGATGCTTGCGATTGACGCGTGTCGGATCGCCGCGGAACCCATCGCACCGTTCGGAAGTCCGGCCAAGTCGTCGGGCGGCATTCTCAACAGGACCGGAGCGCCGCGCGAACAGTTCGAGCAATCGCCCCTCGGCCGCTGGCCCGCCAACGTCATCCTCACAGACCCCATCTTCGACGGCGGGGTAGAGGGGGTGGTGGGCGGTGGAGACACATCCAGCGGGAGCCGCGAGGGAACCTATGCCGTCACGGGCTATTCCAAGGGTTGGGGTGACACCAGTCGGAGGCTCGAGGGCGACTCGGGTACCTACTCCCGCTTCTTCCTCATCCCGAAGGCGTCTCGCACCGACCGCGAACCGCGATGGTCCCCCGCCACGAGTGACACCGGCAGGGGCGCAAGCGTGCGTGGGAGTGACCCTCTACTCGGCGAGCCTGTTGGAGCGGGCGCCCGTTCTGACACGTCGAGCACCGGCAGCGGAGCACGGCCATCGCTTCATACTCCCGATTCGTCTAGCGGGTTAGGACGCCGGGCTTTGACCCCGGAAAGCCTCGGTTCGAGTCCGAGGTCGGGAGCCACACGCCGCAATGTCCATCCCACGGTCAAGCCCGTCGACCTCATGCGCCACCTCGTCCGCCTCGTCACCCCTCCCGGGGGCACGGTGCTCGACCCCTTCCTCGGAAGCGGCACCACGGGACTTGCCTGCGAACTCGAAGGCTTCCCCTGGATCGGCATCGAGAAAGAAGCCGAGTCCGTCGCCATCGCTGAGGCGCGACTGAACGGCACGCAACGCGGCTTGGGTCTAGGCGCGTGATGACCACCCCCCGTCGCGGTGTCGAGCCGTGAATTGGCTCCGCCTCTTGGAGATCATCGCGATGGCACGGGCGCGAACGGGCATCGAGAAGAAGGTCGATCGGGGCTGGAACTGGCGATGCTACTGCGTCGTCTGCGCCGAGTTGCGGCGGTTGGTCGGATGATCGCCTCCCCCTCCCTCACCCCGGCTGAATCTCGCGTCCTCGAAGCGATGCGGACCGCTGACAACGAGGCGGAGGCCGCCCGCCGGCTCGGCCTGTCGCGGCACACGGTCGACGCCCACCTTCGGAACGCCCGTGCTAAATACGGGGTCCGCTCAACCCGCCAACTCCTCGCGGTCACGTTCGCCTAGCGCATTCGCGCAATACCAATCGCGAATCCCGGCAGCTAACCTTGCTCCGTGCGATCCGATCCTCCGCGCCAAGTGCCCGGCGCACCCCGGCGGCCGTCCGAATCCCCCCTCGTGACGGTCGCCGGGCTCCTGACATGGCCGAATGGGCATTGACCCCGTGGGCCTGGGCCTCATTGCGGCCCTCGATCGGCTTCGTGACGACTGGCGCGAGGATCTCGGCGGCCTCGAGGGTCGGGTGATGACCGCGATCGGCGAGTCCGGCCGCCAGTTCGGGGCCTACCGCGAGGAGCACGGTCGCGAGCACATCGCCCAGCGCGGCGACTCCGAGGCGGCCCACAAGCGCTTCGACGCCTTCATCAGCACCGCCGCCGTCGCCCAGGCCCGGCGCGACGGCGCGCTCGGCGTCATGAAGTTCATCGCCGACGCCCTGGGCCGCAACTGGAAGGCCCTCGCGGCGATCGGCGGGACGGTCGCCCTGCTCCTCGGCAACGTCCACGTGAACGTGGGGTTCCAATGACCTTCGCCCCGACCCTCGTCACCCGATACCCCGCGCTCGATGTCATGCGGCCGTACAACGGCCCGTGCGGCATCTGCGGCGGTCCCGACCAACGTCATCGTCTGGCCGACTCCATCGTGGAGAACGTCGGCGGTGGAGACTCGCCCGGGTTCGTCGCTGAGGTATACGAGGTCCCCGTCGCAACGGTCTGGGCGCTCGTCACCATCCGGGAGGAGAACCGGGCGCGACACCGCTACCGCTGGGGCCGACTCATCGCGACTCCCGTGCCGAACCCCGAAGTCCCGACGATCTTCGAGGGGACGGTCGGATGACGTACCCCTACGTGCAAGCCAAGTGGTTCACGCCCGGAGCGATCACGCAGTACCGCGCCATCGTCGTGCACATGGCCGAGGGGGGCGGCACGGTGAACTGGCTGACCCACCCGACGAGCGACGTGTCCGCAAGCCACGTCATCGAATACAGCGGCCGGATCGTGCAGATGGTGAAGGACGGCGACGCCTCCCACTGCCAACACGTGAGCCCCGAGCCCTACACGTCCGAGAACCACGGCATCTACAGCTCGCTCACAGGACGCGCGGTGCTGGGCGCGGACGGCTGGGCCGACGTCAACCGCTACGTGTTCGCGGTCGAGATCGAGGGCTTTCGGGTCAAAGGACCGAACGACGCCCAGAAGGTCGCCCTGAAGGCGCTTGTCACCGATCTCCGGGGCCGGTTCCCGTCCATTCGGGGCCTCTTGGGGCACCGGGACGTGCAGGACAAGTCATGCCCCGGCGCGCTCATCCCCTGGGCAGAGATCGGCGGGCACGGAATGTTCGAGGAGGACGAGGTGCAGATCACCAAGACGGTCCGGGAACGATGGCATCCCACGGTCACGGGCTCGACCTCGAATGGCGTCCTCCGGGCCACCCCCGACCGCGGCGCGCCCATCGTCGACCGCATCCCGGCGACCTCGCAGATCATCACGGTCGCGGAGGTCCGTACGGTCGCGGGCACGGATGGCAACTGGCGGCTCGTGGAGACCGCCGACCTCTCGACCCTCTACGCGCTCCGGGCCGACTGGATCAGCGATGGCCCCGCCGCCGTACCCGAGCCCGTCGACTGCGGCCCGCTCGTCAACGCTGCCCGCCAGGAAGGCGTGAAGGACGGGCTCAGGGACGGCTCCCGGGCCGTGAAGGACGCGGCGGTCAACGCAGCCGTGCTGTTGGGAGGTTGAGGGGATGAGGCTCGACCTTCGCTGCATCTGCAAGCACGGCTACGGGACCCATGTGCTCGCCCGCGCCGGGTCCACCGTCGTTCCCGTGGCATGCCGGGCTCGGGGTTGCCCGTGTCTCATCTACGAACTCGCCAAGCGAGTCGCGGCATGAACGGCGTCACCCGGCGCTACGCCCATGAAGCGGGCGATACATGGTCCAAGTGGGGCGATCCCGCCTACATCGCGGGCCTCGACTACGAACGCCGGGAGCGCCGGTGGTTCGCCGCGACCGTCTGGACGTGGGCCGTCGCTATCGGAGCGTGGGCCGCGATCCTCGTCTACATCGGAGGCAAGCCGTGATCGCCCGCATCCGAGACAGGGTGCGCTTCGAGTTCGGGAGGAAGCCGTAGTGGACAACCTCGGCGTGGCCCTGCTCATCGGGACCGGCCTGTGGGTCCTGCTGCTCTTCGTCATCGAGGCCCGAGCGGTCGCCACAGGCAAGCCCACGATCTCGGCCCGGGTCCGCTCCATCGGACGGGGCGCGACCATCGTCATCGTGATCTCGATGTTCGTCTTGGGGTACCTGTCGGCCCACTTCTTCGACAACTTCATCTCACCGTGCTACTAGGAGGGATCGAATGAAGATCGACGCGGCCAGGGCGATGTTCACCTACAGCATCGCGGTCATGGTGCTGGCGGGTGGCTTCTATGCCCTGGTGATCTACCCCTTCGTCCTCGACGACCTCGTCAAGGGCGCGGTCATCGGCTTCATGTCGGCGGCGATCAGCTTCGTCTTCGGCCAGGAGATCGCCAAGGCCACGTCCGTCGCCACGACGAAGGCCCTGATGACCCCGGCTCCCCCACCGCCCGAGGAGCCCCCTTCTCCGTGAAGACCGACGCCCACGACTTCATCACCTTCGCTCTCGGAACCCTGTTCGGCGCGGTCCTCATGTGGCTGCTGCTGTCGGGCGGCTTCGCTGCGGTGAGGGTGTGACAGTCGCCGGCAGCGTGCGCGGCCGCCGCTCCGACTTCCGTGCGCTCGCCGAGTGGCGGAAGGTGCGCCTCGTGGTGCTCAAGCGGGACAACCACCGTTGCCGCATCGGGCTACCGGGATGCCTGGGCAGGGCGAACGAGGCTGACCACATCATCGAGGTCGCGGATGGCGGAGCCCGGTATGACCTTGCCAACCTGCGGGCAGCGTGCGGACCGTGCAACAAGCGACGTAACGGGGCGCAGCAGGGCGAGAGGGAGACGGTTTTTAGGCGTAGGGGCTCAATA